GCCCACAAGGGGCATAACAGGATCCCTCCGTAGAGGATCCTACTTTATAATGCTTTCAGTATCATGTTGAAGTAACTCCTTAGTTACTTTGGCGAATATCTTTGATAAGTTGACATTCTGATCCATATTTCTATGGAAGTAAGAATCTCTGCTTATCAGAGGTAGGTACTCGACTTCCAGCGGGTCTTCCGAGCCCCAAAGGACGTCGAAAGCGTTAGCCAAATCGTTACCGGTTTGGTTCAAAGCCCAAACTAAAGGGTGGGACTGTAAAAAGTCTCCATCCTCGGTTTCTATGGAATGTTTACGATAAGGAACACGGAAAGATTTCATTAATTCTACTACGGATTTACCGTCTAGAATCATTGACATCGTTTCCGCCTTTCGGTGTAGCGCTTGTATTCGTTCTTCTCTTACCTTCTCGGTAAGAGTCGAACGTACTACTTCCAAAGGATGGTTACCTGTTATAGCAAAACTATAAGCAGGGCCATCATGGAAGCGGTACCAAGCCATGACACGGAAAGGAAGATACTTTACCCCTTTTGGGAATAAAGAATCGATCTTATCGAAGCTATCGTTACTCGTCAAATATCTACGTTTATACATTAGATCTATAAAGTCTAATGCATAGGCATAATTACCTTTAAAAAGGATATTATGCTTTATTGTAGATATTTCTACCCCATCGAGAGAATGCCTTTTCAGGTATTCAATCTTTGGTGTAGAGTCATTGGAGATAACAGATTTGGACATATTTATAGATATGCCAAATGCTGCCATGACCTTGATATATTGATGAGCAACTCTTTTGTTCCAGATAACCAAATCGTCTCCTGTAATTTCGTATTGGTCAAACCAGTGGAACTTGGATGTGAATCCTCGTTCTTCCCGGTCTAACCAAGCACAAAATTGCAGGATGAAATGGTGCCATAACGCAAAAGCTGGAAAAGAAGACAATGCCCCTAAGGGTTGTCCAACTTTCCACTTTATGTTATGACCATCTGGAGTTCTAAACTCTCGATCACACATGATTGAATGCCACACAGAACCTAGAAGCTGTGACTTACCCATCAGGCCAATGATACGAGCCTGCTGAAAAGCAGGAATCCTATCAGAGGCTGATGACAAGTCATAGCAAAAGGTTCCGTGTCCCTTAGAACGAGCAATAGCTCGTTCCCAGGATGCATTTTGGTCATGAGTCCCATCATTCGGAAAAGACCTTAATATACGACTTAAACTATCGTGTAAAGGTTTTAACGAATTTTGAGACCAGTAATCGAAGACGGAGAATGTACGGCTTTTACCACCTGCCTCTTGAAGGATTCCCAATCTAGAGTGTAAAACCTCTTTCTTGGGCAAGTTGCAGTCAGGTACGTTGAATTCCATTACAGAATTTAACCATTCCTGACCACACAGCTTGTTCATCGTCTTTATTGTTTCCAATAATTTCGGTGACCTTCGTAAGGCAATTAGGTCTGTAGCTGACGTAGCTACAGCAGGTCCATTTGGACCCGATCCTAATGGTGATCTAAGCCTAAATTCTCCTCTTAGAACTAAAGTAAGTTTATCTTTGTGATACTGGATAAAGAATTTACTCCAAACCTTAAAAAGTTTAGAGTACTTACGATATCCAGGTCCCCTTACTAACGGAGAAGTAATCATCTCCTCGTTCAATTGAGCGGGAAGAATGATACGATCCGTTATTCGGGTAAAGGTAAACGCGATCCGTCTAGTAGACTCAAAATGCAATAGCCTCCTTAGAGGCCAAAGCGGTTTGGGAATACCAGACTTATCTACTTTTACAAAAGGGATAGGTGTACATTCTAGCTCTAATAGGTAATTCCTTAGAAATAAGGAACATGCCTTATAGAGCTTTAATGTGGCTACCGGTCCATTATTACGTAAATAATGGATAAACTGGTTGTCGAATGCCTGCCAAATTGTAACTATTTCATGATACGTTAATGAAGAGCGATTACTCAGAAGGATGAAAATCCTAAAGTTTAGTCTCTTTTCTGTTAACATGTTGTGTAATAGTATAAACCAATTTAGTTGCTCTCCCCTTTCGGACTGCGTTAAAACAGCTTCGAGGGTGCCATCAGGTTTAACTTTGAAGACAGACGAGACAACGAGTTAAGCCCCTTACGG